TCATGGAGCCACCGCCTCGTCTATCCAGGCCGGCACCGTTAAATAGATCGTACGGCTCCAGGCGTCGCGACTGGCGAGACACTGGTCGAGCGCGTCCTGTTGAGCCTCGGCCTTGCTGTCGCGCCAAGGCGCGAGCGGCCGACCGAACAGCATGAGGCGGAAGCGATTGGGGTACCGCATCAGTAGGCGGCCCAATCAATCTGGGCCTCTTCCAGGGCAATGTGCATTTCAGGCGTGGCGCCGAGCTCATTGAGCCGCTTCGAAACGGCCTTGAAATCACCTTCAGACGGATAGCCTCGATCCGTCGCGGCCGCGCGTGCGAGCTCACCGATACCGCCGTCGCGTGCCTTCTGCTCCAGCAACCAGCGTGCGAAGCTCGGCTTGGTCCGCGTGTAGCGCGAAGGGTTCGTGTCGAAAAAGGCCATGCTCTCTCTCCGTAGCGATCCGCCGACCGACTCGACGGGCTAAGGAGACTAGGCGGCGTGGACGAATTTGATCCAAAGCCGGATGGCAGCGAGATGGACCATGCCGAGGAAACTTGAGGGCGTTTGATCGTAGCGGGTGGCGACGGCACGATTGATTTTCAGCTTGCCGAACATTCGCTCAATGCCGTTTCGCTGCCTGTAGAGCTGCCGATCGTGCTCGATCCTTTCTCGGCGATTGGAGCGCGCCGGGATGACAGCCTGTATGCTGCGGCTCGCGAGATCGGCGCGAATGGCGTTGGTGTCGTAGCCTTTGTCGGCCAGCAGAGCCGCCGGAGCGCGGTCCGGCAGGCGGATCAGCGTGTCATAGGCCGTGCAGTCGGCGGCTTCACCACCAGTCAGGTGGAAGGCGACGGGGCGTCCTCGGGCATCAGCCAGACAGTGAAGCTTACTGGTGAACCCGCCCCGCGAGCGGCCAAGAGCGCGTCGACAAGTCCCCCTTTTCCGCCCGCTGCCGAGACATGGGCGCGAAGGGTGGTGCTGTCGATGCTGTAGTGTCCGGTGTCGGCCATGATCTCGGCAAGCGTCACCGACACGGCCTCCCAGACCCCGGCCTCGCTCCAACGACGGAACCGCCGGTAGATCGTGTTCCAATTGCCGTATTTTGGCGGGACATCGCGCCAAGCAGTCCCACAGCGCAGCCGCCAGAGTATGCCGTTGACTATCGAGAGATTCTGCTCAGGCCTGCGGCCGCGCCCTCGGTTCTCTGGCTCGATCGGCAGCAGACCCTTCAGAACGCGCCATTCTGCTTCGCTCAGATCGCCCCGGCTCAAACCTGCCTCCAAAAGGCAGCCTTGAATCAACCCACACCGTCCACGTCAACCAATTCGTCCACGCCGCCTAGAACAAAACTAGAACAAGAACAAAATGACCGGCGTCACTTCGCTGCGATCAACTTCACCGCGCAATCACCGTTGCGCAGCTCACCCATTGCCACGCCTGCGTCGATCGCGCCGAAGCCGTTGGACCCGCGATAGGTCATTGCGATCGCATGCACCCCGTTCTCGTTGGGCCCGATCTTGGTCGAGACGTGCTCGAAGCTGCCGGGGTTGCGCATCGTTTGCTTGAGGAGGCGCGAGAACGGGAGAACCTCTCCTGTTGCGCTGGCGCAATGCAGGCTCGCCACACGTCGCGCCGCAGTGTTCGTCTCGCGCTGCTGTTGCTCGACGAGCTCCGCGCGCGCCTGGTCAGCTTCGTACTGCTTCCGCTCGTCCGATTTCGGAATGATGCGGTCCAGCGTTCCAACCAGCAGGATGGCTCCCGCGCAAACGCCAACGAGCAGTGCTGTGCTCCCGCGTTTTTGCTTTTTCTCTTCCATACTTACCCCCTAAGACCTCAGATCGGCCGCATGAATGCGCCCAGGACGCGTGCGACTGGAATGTACTCTCCGTCGCTGTTGCCGATCGCCTCTTTGTGGACGTCCATGTCAGACGGATAGATCGCGCCCAAGCTGCCTTGGGCGGCGGCAAGATGACCGATCGCTCCCGGCTGCGGCGGTCGGAATGTGAAGCGCCCGATCACAAGCCCGCCGTAGACACGGAATATGCAGACGTTGCCTTCCAGCAGTTCCTCGGCGCGGATGTCCTGGCAAAAGACAAGCGACCCTCTCGACAGACCCGCCGAAGGGAAATCCGACAGCAGCCGTGACAGCCATAGGCCCGATGACACCCCCAGCATCGCGTGCAGCCAGTCCCGCCGAAAGGGCGTGGGATCAATTGGTTCGCCTTTGCCGTGGTCATCAATGTGTCGCAGGTCATATTCGGGAACCATCACCCAATCCGCGTTTTCGGCATCTATAACCGATAATCCGGATTTCTGTGGCCCATTCCCGGTCAATAACCAATCAACAGACACCCCTAACGCCTTGGCAATACGTACGGCGGCGTCGGCCTTGGCAATACCCTTGGCGATATAGTCGCTGATTGAACTATCTGAGTTTTCGGATTTTTCTGCCAGCCATTTCCGAGAACGGTCGCCCAGCGCGCGCAGAATTCGATCGCCCACCGGATTATCCGAGAAATGACGTTGACCGCCCCGAATTTTCGGCTTATCCGTATTTTCGGATTTTAATTCGGATTTTGCCACATGAACCTCATAAAAATGCATCCTGAGGATGTGAAAGCCGAAATTCGGAAACGATTTCGGACAGTTGCGTCCTTTGAGCGGAGCTTCAATCTGCCCGGCAAGTCGGTCACCGATCTGCTGCGCGGGTACAAAAGCCAGCGCGTGTCGGATGCTATCCAGTCTGTCATCAGCCGTCCGGTTTCCGAGTTTGTGCAATCCGAAGATTCGGATGTTAGCGAAAATGACAGTGCCGCGCACCGTCTAAATGCGGAGGCGCGCTAGACATGACGCCTCCTTCACACAACGAGCCCACGGGCCCCCTATCCCGATCTCGACAGCAGCGCGATCGCGGCGAAGATCGGCCTCGCGCTGACCGCGGCGCACGCTGCCGGCCGCTCGGACCTGGAAGACGAGAGTGCCTGAGCAACATCCAAGCACCGTCTCAGGGGCGCTTAAGAAGCCCTTTGCCGAACAGGTGGCGTTCTTTCGAGCCAAGCTCGGCAACCTCGTGCCGACCGAGCGCTGGGACGATCTGTGGGAGGAGCAGCACGATACCGGCTTCATGGTGGCCGGCGCGGCCAAGGCCGACCTGCTCTCCGATCTGGGCGCGGCGGTCGATCGCGCGATCGCCGAGGGCAAGAGCCTCGACGCGTTCCGCAAGGACTTCCGCACGATCGTCGAAAAACATGGCTGGCATGGCTGGACCGGCGAGGACACGGCGGCCGGCCGAGCGTGGCGTACACGCACGATCTATCGCACTAACGCCGCGACCAGCTATTCGGCCGGCCGGCGCGTGCAGCTCGAACAAGGCAACTTCTTCTTCTGGATCTACAGGCATGGGGGATCGGAGCATCCGCGCCTGGTTCACCTGAGCTGGAACGGGCTGGCGCTGCCGCCCGCTCATCCGTTTTGGGGCACACACTATCCACCGTCCGCCTTCAACTGCTCCTGCTATGTTGTGGGCGCGCGCAGCGAGCGCGGCGTGCGCCGTCTGGGCGGTGAGCCGGGCAAGGCATTGCCAAAAGGCTGGAATGCGATCGATCCCAAGACGGGCGCGCCGACCGGCATCGGCAAGGGTTGGGGCTATGCGCCGGGCGCTAGCGTCGCGACGATTGTCCAGGCGATGGCGGAAAAGGTCCGGCAATGGGATTACCGGATCGCCAAGGCGTTCATGGACAGCGTGCCCGCACGCCAGCGCGACGCGCTCGCCGCCAGCTATCGTTCGCTGCCGTCGACCGCCGACGATGCGCGTCGCTACGCGCAGCGCGTGATTGACGGAGCGGAGCTTGCCGAGATCGCGCCGGTCCAAACGCTCGGCCTGCTGAGCTCCGCGCAGTCCAGAGAGATCGGCACGATGAAGGGCGCCGACGTGGATCTGTTCGATTTCTCGCTCGCGCCTTCAGACATCAAGCATGTGCGCCGCCAGCATGGCGATGACGCGACCGAAGCGCGCCAGGGACAGCGCGCGATCGTCGCCCAGGATTATGCGGTGCTGCCCACGCTGCTCAACAAGCCGGACGCGATCGAGGATGCGGGCACGTCCGACCTCAACGAGCCGCTTGTGCGCTTGGTGCGCGAGATCCACGGTGAGCGGTTCAACGCCGTGTTTGCCGTGCGCCGCGGGCGTCGCACGCTCGCGCTCAAGACAATGTATGTTCATGTGAAGAGAGGCGCGCCCCCGCGCTAAACGTCCACATCCGTTTTCGGGTTATGAGCCCGACGCCACGATGCACGCGCCTCAAGGAAGGAATATAGCCATGTTTCGGGTTCAGTTCAACGAACAGCCGATCATCGATAGATTGCAGGCGGCTGAGCGACGCCTGGATGACCCTGCGCCGATGTATCAGGAGATCGGTGAGTATGTCGTCAACGCGACCAAGCAGCGTTTCGTGATCGGTGAGGCACCCAATGGAAGCAAATGGGCACCCAAGAGCCAGGTGACGATTGACCGTTACAAGGCAGCCGGCGACGGCAGTCGCACCAAGCCGCTGATTGGCCCGTCAAAGCGCCTATCGACCGAGGTTCACTACTTCTTCAGCCGGGCCGGCGTCGAGGTGGGCTCGGCGCTAGAATATTCGGGCGTCATGCAGGGCGGCGCGGCCAAGGGGGCGTTTGGAACGGACAGAAGCGGTCGGCCGATTCCCTGGGGCAATATTCCTGCGCGCGTCTGGCTGGGGCTGTCCGATCGCGACGATCGCGAGATCGTGGATATTGCCGACGACTATGTTGGCGAGCCGCTCGATAGTTGAGCAAACGGCGCCGAAAGATGTGTTGCGGCATCGGTGGAAATATCCCAGCCCGACGCGACATCGAACATCCTAAGCGCCAGTTCCAGCGACGAATCGGGCGTGTGGAAGTTGATGAACTCCCAGCTATTCGCGTCGAGTTGCAACTGGCGCCACATCTGCAGCAACTGGCCGTGCCATCGGCCTGCATATGTGAAAAACTGGTCCTTCCACATAGTGCATATGCCCAAGGCACCGGGATGTGACGGGTTTGAACCCGATGACGTAACTCGGAAAGCCGGCATTACGCCGTCTCGTGTGAGCATCGGCAGCGCTTCCTTCAACGTGAAGGGGCGACGGTTATCTGCAGCACCCAGGAGGGCTTCAGTAGCCTGCGGCGGATGCCAGATTGTGATGGTCATCCCGTCGCGAACAAGCGCTTCGACCAACGGAATGAAGTCGTCGTCACCTGCGAACAAGACGGCTGATTGCATGTTGCGGCGGAACGAATGCGTCAGCATGTCGACCGCCAGCCTGACGTCCACCTGCTTCTGGCGCCTGTTACGGGATTTGCCTTTCACTTCTCCCAGCGCAACGTGAAAGCGGTCCAGCGCTCGGATTTTGTCGAACTTTTCATGCTCGTCGGTAACGCGTCGCTCGTACGCGTCGCGCGGCTCGTTATGTTCCTGAGCCGAAATCGCGTCATAGTAAAACACCTTGTCGGCGCCGCTTGCGAACTGAGGATACAGAACCGTCAGTTCGTTCTCGTCGCCCGTAACGTCCTTGGACAGTTGTTTGACCGCGCTCCGCAGGGCTCCTCCGTCGATAAACAGATATTGCCTCTCTCGAACGCCGGCGCCCCCGCCGTGAATATATGACATTCTGCCCCTTCCGCGCATTTCGCAGGATGCCGCGATGGACGGTCACCCAAATGTGTGTGCCCACAGTTTGATTTCGCTGACCGGGAATGGCAATGTGGTAATGACGAAGGGCGCATAGCGCCGTTCCCGCCCGCCTAGGCGGGCATGTTTTCCCCTCCAAGCTCCGGGCAAGACGGTCTTCATGACCCGTCGTTCGCCTCATATCGCACTCTGCGCCGCGCTCGATCTCAGCGCGGATGGTGACGTTCCCGAATGGCTGCACCTGCTGCCCGCGGACGGCGCGCGCACGCATGATGGTCGCGGCCCCTATCGCATCCTGGATGCGACGCAGCTCATGGCCTCCTCGCTCAAGGACGGCGAAAAGCTCGTCCTGGACGAGAACCATTCCACCGACCTCGCGGCTCCCAAGGGTGAGCCCGCTCCCGCACGCGGTTGGATCGTCGAGCTGCAGCATCGCAGCGACGGCATCTGGGGCCGTGTCGAATGGACGGGCGAAGGCCGTCGCCTTGCCGGTGACAAGGCCTATCGCGGCGTTTCGCCAGTGATCTCGCATCGTCAGGACGGCGTGATCACGCGGATCCTGCGCGCCAGCCTCACCAACAAGCCGAATTTGGTCGGCCTCACCTCGCTTCACCAGGAGGACAATCACATGGATCTTAAGGAAAGGCTGCTCGAGGCATTGGGCCTCGACAGCGCTGCCGACGACGACGCGATCATCGCGGCGTTGAAGGCCAAGCTCGAGGCTGGCGGTAAAGCCGCGCCCGAGGCAGTAACGGCGGCGTTGCAGTCGGCGCTGGCGCCGATCGCCCAGGCAGCCGGTCTGGCGACCACTGCGGATGCCGCGGCGGTGCTGGCGGGTGTTCAGCAGCTCGTGACCGACAAGGGCGGCGACAAGGTCATGGCCCTGCAGTCGCAGCTCGTCGACGTCACCCAGCAGCTCAATGATCTGCGCGACGACGGCAAGCGCGAGCGCGCCGAAGCGTTCGTCGATACGGCGATCGCAGCCAAGCGCGTCGGCGTGAAGGCGGTGCGACACGCGGCGCGCCTGCCGGTACGCCGGTCGCTGGCATTCCCGCCGAGGACGTTGCGGACGCCGTCGGGCAGGTAAACAATCCCGTCTCTGGTCTCGTAGCCCAGACGGCGCGGATCGACGAAATCCTGGTCGACGTCACGGAATTGCAGGAGACCTATGGCGATACAGCGAGCGCCGCCGTCAGCGCCGCAGCGGCAGAGGCGGCCAAGCTCGTCGCCCAGGGTGCGGAGACGAACGCCAACGGCTACGCCGGCGCCGCAGCCGCTTCGGCTGCGAATGCCGATGCATCCGAGGCCGGTGCGGCTTCGAGTGCCCTGGTCGCTGCCCAGTGGGGCAATGAGGCCAAGGGGATCACTCAGGCCAACCGCAGTTTCGAGCTTGGTTTCGACGGGTGGGCGCCGCAGGTCACCGGCAGCGGCGAGTGGCCTTCGCATGTAACTACTACGGGCAGCGAGTTCGGCATCCCGACTGGTTGGCTAGTGGTTCAAGCAGGCGCTCAGGCCCAAATCTACAGCAAGACCGAATACAAGGTCGATCCGGCGCGAAAATACAAATTTCGCTGCCGTGTGGGCGCCTGGCGCGCGGTTGGCGGCGGCGGATCCGTTATGTACGTCGGTTTCGTCGGCATAGGTGTCGACGGAAACCCAGTTAATCACGGGGCGTTTGGCAGCTACCGCTATTGCTTGGTCACCGGGACCACCATCCTGAACGGCGCGACTCCCGTGTTTGAGGTGATCGTCACCGGTGAGGGCAACGATAGCTGGGTCAAGTTCCCGCCTGGAACCGTTCGGATCAAGTTGATGGCGATCGTCAACTATCCCGGCTCGTCGCCGGATATTGCAGGCTACGTCGACTTCATCGAGTTCGAGGACGTCACCGAAAGCCAGGCTGCCAATGCCAGTGCCAATGCAGCCGCATCGAGCACCGCATCAGCGGGCGCGCATGCAGCGCTTGCCCAAAGCAGCGCGATCCTTTCCGCCCAGATTGGCGGCAACAGCATCAACAAGAACCCCTTGTTTGCCGACACCGCCGCGGACGGGACGCCTGGGCAGTGGAGCATCTGGAATGCGCCGCCCGCCAAGTCTCGTCAGCCTGGCTATGAGAGCCCGTACTGCCTTCAGATTTCGGCGGCCGACAATGCAAACAGCGGTTACACCCAGACCGTTACCGTTGCGCCGGGCAAGTACCTATTGGAGGCTGCCGTCGAGCTAGTGGCGGGTATCCGCTTCGAAGGCTCGGGAATGCATCTCGCGGTGTACGACGCGACGGGTACCGGTGCTGCCCAGTCGTGGAACTTCGATTTTTGCGCCGAGCCGACCACCAACGGAGAGGTTCTCCGCGACGGCGCAATAGTCGCGAACAAGGTTTACCGATTCTCGAAGCTGATCGACATTACTCTGTCCGCGGCACGGACCGGGTATCTGTACTTCATGAACAACTGGGAGGGCTTTTCCCCCGGTGGAGCCGGTCGCTACGCCAAGACGCTGAAATGGCATAGGGTGTCTCTCAGACCTGCCTCAGATCCTGACATTCAGGCGGCATCGGTGAAGCAACTGGCGGGGGCGCTCGCTTCAATTCAGGGGCGCACCGAGGCCTATTGGCAGACCGAACTGAACGCCAGCTCCGGCGCGTCCGCGTTCATGGCGGCGCGGGTGAACACGAACGATCCGACCCTCGTACCCGTTGATCTGATGTTCCTTTTCTCCGCCGTGCGCCCCGTCCAGATCGCGACGGAGATATCGCCTCGTTGCGTGAGGAAGGTGGGCGGCGAGTCCGCTTGGGGGCAGTTCATCTGTTACACCAAGCAGCGCTATACCAATCACGCCTATGTCGAAGCCAGCTTCGGCGTAGGGGCCGCGGCGTTCATCGGTCTGAATTCGGATGCCTACCCGGGCTATTGGGCCAACATGGACTACGGCATCCACCAGGACGGCGCGACAACGATTGTAGTCTATGAAAATGGTACCTTCATCGCCTCGTATTTCAACGACGCGAAACCGACAGATCGGTGGTCGATCCGGCACGTGGGCAGCGCGGTCCAGTATGCCCGCAATGGCAAGGTTTTCCGCGTCGTGGCGGCGCCAGGGAGTGTGACCTACTACGCTCAAGTCGACATCTACAACGTCGGCGCCGAGGTGAACAACCTCGTCTTCTCATCGCAAGGCCCGTCCTGGGCGAGCAGCGTGGCGTTCGGGGCCGATGAGATCAGCCTTTGGAACCCCGCGGGCGGCGGCCTTTGGAAGAAGGCGGCGGCAGTCGCGGGCGGCGATGCGACGTTCTATGGCAACCTCAACGTCGGCGGCGGCATCTATGTCGGCGGGCTCAAGATCCCCGTTGCGCTGCAGGCGTTCAACATCAGCGTCTATGACGGGCAGGTTGTCAGCTATGGCGCGTCCCTCGGCACTATTCCTCTCCTGACGCCCGATTTTTCCGGCTTTCCTGCGCTGCCATCCGGGCAAAGCTACGTGTTTCGCGCCGAGAGCCACACGCCCACCGGCTTCACTGCTCGCGTCAAGAAGAGCACAGCGGCGACGCCGACGACATCGACCACGGGCGCGGGCACGAGCCCCGGCACTGGCCCCACCTTTCAGGCTAACAAGGCCGTCGCCAGCGATGCCTATGACGGCAATTACTCCTTCCGCGTGACGGGCACGATGTACCGCCAGACCGACACCGTTGACATCGGCGACGGCGGGCCGGTGAAGACGGTTTATCACGGCTACATCAGGTTCCAGTCGTGGTTCCGTCCTGCAGGCGGAAGCTGGACCGAAGGCCCGATCGTCCAGGTCAATGCGGGCGCGGGCACCGATGGCAATCAGCCCTACGACAAGACGTTCATCGCCAATTTCGGCAGCGCGATCGGGCTCGATGCGTCGAACACCGAATTCGGCGTCAGCATCAGTTCCACTTATGGCGTGGGTATCAACACACTCACCGGCCTGACCAGCGTGAGCCACACCTATTACAGCGGCGCGACCGAGAGCACGGCGACGCCCGGAAACCTGCCTCTCCTTCCTCTCAGGGTGAACCCGCAAAATGGCTGAGACGCTCGAAGACGCGCTGATCGCGCAAGGACTGGAGGTCGCGGCACATTACCCCTGCGAGCGGTGCAGCCGTCAGGTGGCTCCATTCGCGATGCTGCGATCGGGCGACGTGTTCCTCTGCACTGGGTGCCTGACCGACCTGGCGCGCGAAACCACCGCAGCAGCCGAAGCGGCCGACCTCACCATCGCGTGCGATAGGAAATGGGCCGAGATCAAGGAAGCGCGCCAGCGGGCCGAGGGCGCGGGTGTCGATATCGGCTTGGGCCATATGCAGAGCGATGCTGACAGCCGCAGGCGCGTTTTCGAGGCCATGCCGTTTGCTCAAACGGCGTTGGCGGAAGGGCAGGCCTACAGCCGCCTTTGGACGATGACTGATAACACCAATGTCCCACATTCCGCCGAGCAGATCATAGCGGCCGGCAAGGCGATGGATGCGCTGACGGCCGCCTGCAACAACACCGCCCAAGCGCTGCGCGCGCAGATCGAGACGGCCGAGACGATCGCCGCGATCGACGCGATCGCGTGGCCTGTTCCTCCTGAAGGAGAATGATGATGGAAGAACTCCAGGCCCTGCTCGCGTCTGACGAATTCGAGGAGGTCCGCGCTCAACTGGAAGCGCTGGAACCGCTGCTGCTGGTCGACCAACGTATCGGCCCGCACTTGATGGCGTTCCGCACCGGCATGTTCGCCCTGGCCGGCATGGGCCTCACGCCGGCCGAGCCGACCCCGCCACCCGCAGAGCCCGTGCCTTGAGCAGCGTCGATCCCGTCTTTGCCCAATGGCTTCAGTCCGAAGGGCTTTGGGCGATCCAGACCGACGCGCCACGTGCGGCGCAATGGGGGGAGCAGGCGATAACCGCGGAGCGCATGACGGCTCTGGCGTTCAAGGCAGACGCGGTTGACGAGGCGGCCCGCCAGCTCGCGTTCCTTGGCGGTCCGCTCGCCGAAGACGAGCATCTGCTGCCGGGGCGCTGGCGACACCGCAAGGGTCAGGTGGTGACGCTCACCATCGGCCGCCTCGGTTACGACGCCGGCAAGGCGGTGTTCGTTCTGGACGCGCAGGACGATCTCGCCCGCGGTCTGTCGACCGTCACCGTGCTTTGCCGGCTGTAGGAGGCGCATCGTGGCGAACCTGATCATCGTACCACCGGCCCCGATCGCGGCGATCGTCGCATCACGAGGAACCGGGGCGGCCAACCTGCTGACGAGCTCGCCCAAGGAAGTCTGGGTCGACATCGCAGTGGGTAGCGCCGTCAACATCGATATCGACCTGGGCGCGGCGCGCTCGATCGATACCGTCTTGCTTGGGCATATCCACGGACCTGCGCCCGGTGCCGTGTGGACGATCACGGGCGGCGTTGCGGCGTACGCCGAGACAGTGCTGAAGGCGTCGGGACCGCTCAGGGCGGCCGACGCGGCCGGGCAGCAGCCCTCACTCAGCCATGCGCTGTGGCATGGCGCTGCTACGGACGTCCGCTATCTCCGCCTGTCCATAACGCAGCCCGCGGGCGCGCCGATGTTGATGGCGGGAATCGCGCTCGTCGGCGCCGCGTTCACACCCGCGCTCAACAAGGAATGGGGCAGCGGGCGCCGGCCGATCGACAACAGCACCGTGACGCCGCTGCCCGATGGCGGCTTCGCCGTGGTCGAGGGCGCGAGAAAGATGGGCTTCGCCTGGACGTTCGGCGATCTCTCCGACGCTGAAGCCGACCGGCTGCAGGCCGTCGCGCTCGATGTCGGCGAGTCGCGCCCCGTCCTGGTCGTCGAGGATCCCGCGCCCACCACAGGGCTCAGGAATCGCATCCACTACGGCCTGTTTGAGAAGCTGCGCCAGTTCGAGCGCCGCAACCGCATACAGACCCGCTGGGAATTCGGAATGGAGGAATGGGTATGAGCAAACGGAGAAAGGCGGCGACGATCGACGCCCCCCAGACGTTGACGGAGGGGACCGCACAGGTCGTTCGCTATGCCGCACTCGAGCGCGAGATGGAGCGTTGCGAGGCCGTCGCCGAAGCCGGGATAGCCGCGATTAAGGCCGGCCTCGCCGTCGAGCTCGCCAAACATAAAGAGGCCATGAAGCCCCTGTTCAAGCAGCTCGCGGCTTGGTGGGCAGCCAACCAGGGTGAGCTGACGAAGGGCAAGCGGCGCTCGATCGACATCGCGGGCGTCACAATGGGCGAGCGCCGCACGCCGCCCAGCCTGAAGCTGCCCAAGGACGTGTCGGCCGAGGACATGATCGCAAAGCTGTTCGGGGCGAAGCGGCCCGAGCTGGTGAAGACCCAGCACAGCCTCGACAAGGCGGCCATCATCAAGCTGCTCGGCAGCGACGATCATGCCGAAGCGCTCGAGGCCCTCGGCCTCGCGCTGTCGCAGAAGGACGAATTCTTCATTGCGATCGGCGCGGCGGAGCAACCCGTCGACATGGACAAGGAAGACGCCTCCCTCGCTGCTTGAAGGGGGAGGCCGGGGCGCGCCAACGCCCCTCAGCCGCAGGAAGGAAGCCCTGCACCTCGCACCGCCGCGGCGGTGCTCAGTTCCCCCACCGGGCGCCCCGGCGGGGAAGCGAATAGGTGCCAATGATGAAGGAGTCGATTAGGTGCGCCTCGTGCGGTGCGCTGTTATTCAAGGCCGAGACAAACGCCATCGCGGCCGCTATCGAAATCAAGTGCCGCCGTTGCGGCGCGATCAACACCATGAGGCCAGTGAGCCCCAGCACGACCGTCGCTAGAACGGCTGAAGGGAAATGACCTTGTGGATCTACACACCCAATTTACGCCCGACGCCGCCGATCTGCGCGGTATCTCCCTCTGCGCTGGATATGGTGGGCTCGACCTCGGCCTCCATATCGCGGAGCCCAGATATCGCACTGTGGGTTACGTCGAGCGGGAAACCCATGCTTCGGCCACTCTCGTGGCGAGGATGGCGGACGCGGCCTTGGCTCAGGCGCCTATATGGGACGATCTGCGATCCTTTGACGGCCTCGCGTGGCGCGGCCGAGTTCATCTCGTCGCTGCCGGTTATCCCTGCCAACCGTTCAGCCAGGCCGGCAAGCGTCGCGGCTCGGCCGATCCGCGACATCTCTGGCCCGAGGTCGCGCGCGTGGTCTCGGAAATCGAACCCGATTGGGTCTTTTGCGAGAACGTCGAGGGCCACCTCGATGTGGGATTCGCCGACGTCGTCGAATGCCTTCAAGGTATGGACTACCGCGTTAAGGCAGGACTGTTCACGGCGCGAGAAGCAGGCGCGAGCCACAGGCGTCGCCGCCTCTTCATCTTGGCCCACGCCGACCGCCAGCGATGCCGGTTACTTTCCGGAGCTGCTGGTAGGACCGGCGACGATCCATCTGTCGAAGCCGTTGGATATCGCCGACGGGAGTTGCGGTCAGTATGCGATCAACACGGCCAGCCGGTCGTGGACGCTGCTCTGGCTGACGCTGAAGGCGCTGGGGGTCCGCCCGGAGTGCCTGTCATCCCCATCTTCGCCCCCGGTCCTGCTGAGCTTCAAGCATGGGCCGACATCCTCGACGGCCGGCCTGATCTCCAACCCGCAATTCTACGAGCATCTGATGGGCTGGCCGATCGGGTGGACCGATCCCGAGGTGCCGGTAACGGAGTTTGCAGTCTGGCTGCAGCGCTCGCGTGGGCAACTCTCAAAGCTGCTTTCGATGCGAACGGCTAAGCAGGCTCTGAGCGGCGAGTTAGAGGCGTCTTAG